TTCTTCTAGTTCCTTTTTGCTGATGTCCATACTCTTGTAAATGTCTTCACCAAAATGTATTTCGTCTATACAATTTTGCATGATCTTCATGGTTGCGCCTGAAGGATTTCCCTTTTCCTGTAACACATTCATGTCATTTAACTGTGGGTACTTCATCTTTATGAGTACGTTGTCGGTTACTCGAATTTCTCTTGTATGACCATCAACCATGTGAACGTCAACTTCTTCAAGGTTGATCGTGACGGGGACTCTAGTCTCACCATCATCTGGACAGAGAATATTTACGGTAACGGATTCACCAACTGATTTCATTCTGAGTTTAAGAAAAACATACTCAACATCAAACAGTGGAGATTTATTCACATCTACCTCACCAAAGGTACAAGAGGAAACAATGTCTTTCATTGCCTTGTTGATTACCTTTGGGTCTTCACTTTCTTGTGCGATCATTAGAATCTTTTGTTCTTTCACAAGAAAGGGTCTGTATTGTACTTCTCTTCCCGTTGAAGGAAGTTCCAACGTATACGTTGGGGATTCAAGTTTTGGTAATGCCATTATCTAGCTCCTAATTATATTAATCTGATAATTTGCGTAGTACTTTTGGTATTCTAGAACGGATTTGTCTTTCCACCGTATTTATGAACACGTCACCTATTCTTTCAGTAACAGGGGCAGGGAGATCATCATCGTATTCTAAATTCTTCCAGTATCGGTAATTCCAAGTCACGGCTATGGTTGCGACTGCGTTTGTGTTGCCGTAGTCTAGTTGTTGTTCATCGATTGCAACAGGATAACACTCCAACACTTCGATACCGTATCGTCTTCTGTCTTGTCTGTCCAATTGGAATATCTGCATAGTTCCAATGTATTCATCATAGTACCCAACAGAAAAGGTTTGTTTGTTGACCATGAGATTTTGCCACTGTTCGATGAATGTTTTCTCTTCCATGTTTGGCGAACATCTAACCAGTGAAGTAAGTTCTGCGAAACTTTCTCCCTGTACAATTTTTCGTACAGGCCCGTAAGTATTTGTGTCTTCCTTTATCTCTAGGTTGAAGCCTGGGAATGACACTTGGGTGACTTCCATAGAAACCTTTCTTACAAGGTTGGTGTTACCAGCCAGACCTGCTGGGGGTGTGATGATAACCTCGTATCGGGAAGGTCTTGCGTAATCGCCACCCACACCATCACGAGTCTCGCCCAGTAGTTCGTTAAGAACCCCGTATGCAAACCCATCTAAGAGTGAATTCCTACTCATAACATTCTCCTAGAGTCTGAGTAAACTTTTCCTGTGGTTGCCTTCTGGAAGTTTTGAACTGGCAACATGACCGCGGCTTCGAACTCGTCAACTTCTATTATTCTAAAGTTGGATTGTACCTGTGAGTATAAGTATCTTTTTATACACGGTTTTATCAGTTTAATTCTTTTCAACACCTGATAGTTAACAGCAACCTTACCAGTTCGTTGATACTTCTTCACCTCATCCAAAAGTGAAATTCGTAAAGGACGGGGCAGGTAGTGAAAATTTATGCCAAGAAACCCATCATTGTACAGTTCCAGAGGAATGATCAGTGGGAAGGTGTCGTAGTAGGGCAGAGTCTTCTTTAGTTTTGGATCGTAGACGAAAAGGTTCATAAGACCTGGCTGTACCATGTTCCTAATCTTGCCGTCTTTTAATAATTGACTTCTCTGTGGCGCACCAAGTTCTTTTATCTTGTTGCGGTACCAAGTTACTGAACGTTTCTTTTGTCCAGCATCGTCTGTTACTCGTTGTATATATCTTTTAGTTGCCATGTATTTATTTATGCTTCGGATACAGGTGGTCTTCGGTCATAATAATAAACTCCATATTCCGGTCTGCACAGAACTCTCTTGCAGCTTTCCACTTTGCATCATTGACTGCCCAAGTGGTGACCTCGTTCAACCAACGTTTGGTTCTTCTGGCTGGTTTGCTGTTGGGTGGTTTTGTTTGCGCCTTTGGTTTGACTTCTACAATAATCTTTTTTGTTTTCCCGTCACCTTGACGCACCTTCATGTAAAAGTCTGGGAAGTATCTGTGTACTCGATTGTCCACAGGAGAACGGTACGGAATAAAAAACTCTTCACTACCCCACTCAACAATCGCTGAAGTGGTGTCACAGTATACCATGAGTTTCCTTTCCCACAGACTCCTATAAATAATGTTTCTAGGATTGCCCTTGTATTTTGCAGGATTGTTTGGTTTGTATCTTCCAGAATATGCCATGGGGTATAAATAATCTATAAGCGGATAAGAGTATTTAGACATATGGCCCTAATAGACGTATTAAAGAACAAAGCGGTTTCTGCTGTCACTGGCGTTGCACTGAAGAAAGTCCGTGGATTTTTGGAAGACACCGTTCCAAACACTTCAAAGAATAAAAATTCTGAAGTAAAAGATCAAGCAGTAAGAGAATCCAAACCAGCAACCACTGGAATACTTCAGTTTCCTAACGGTGTGCAAAGTGGCGCTGGTGTGGGTAATCAGGGTCACTACGTCATGTTTTACATTCTTTCCACCGAAGGTTCTGAACTCGGTGCAAGAGAACGTGTACGAAACTCTGCTAAGGACATGGAACGTGCCATGTCAATCGCAAACCTTCCCGAAAATATAAAAGAACCATCTTCATTTGCAAAAGAGGCGGTTAGTGTTGTTCGGGAGGTATCAGAACTTGCCAGTTCAACACTGATCAATAAAGCAAGCAAGTTTAGTAGTCTCATTCCCTTGGGGTCTTTACAGGGTTCTGCTAGTGAACTTAGATCTGCAATCAACAGCGCACAGACAAAACTGCAACAAGGATTGACTCAAGCACAGTCTGAGTTAGACTCTGGACTTACCAATCTACAGGGCAAGGTGGGCAAATTGTCTGACAGAGCGCAAAGTCTTGAACTTACAAATGAGATTGCCGGAAGACTATCTGCGGTAGTTGAAGAACCAGTGATGGACGTTGTTTCACAGGTTCAGAACGGTGTTAAGATGGCTAAGCAGATGACCGAACAACAAAACGCAGACTATAGTGCTGAAGTTCATGCACAAAATAAAGAAAGTAAAGGTGAGACGCGAGGGTTCACCATCCAACGACCAGCAAGGGCAAGTCTACAGACTGCGATTGCTCTTTACATGCCACAAGAAGTCAATGTTAGGTATGGTGCAAATTGGAACGATGCACCGATTGGTGTCTTAGCACAAGCAATTGGAAATGCTGCAGCCGAAGGTAGAAGTGGTGAAGACCTAGCTGCGATCGCAAACGGACAGGTAGATGCTGTTTTAGACGGTTTACAGGGCGCTCTTAGAAAAAAGACCCTCGAAATTATCGGTGCGCTGGGCGTCACAGGCGCCTTAGAGGCGTTTGAGACCCAAACAGGTGTTGTTGTCTCGGACAGGTTTGAACTTGCATTCAGAAGAATAGACAGAAGATCATTTAGTTATGTGTTTACAATGATTCCTAAAAGTAGAGACGAGGCTGAAACCATTCGCGACATCGTACAAACATTCAAAGAAAACATGATGCCAGAATTTTTAGGTGATGATCAATCGGGTAGACGATTAAAGTATCCAAACACCTTTGAGATTGAGTACATGTACGATGGTCAGGAAAACCAATTCCTTCACAAGATATCTGAGTGTGCGTTAGTCAGCATGGACGTTAAATATGGTGGTGACCGATACCGAACCTTTAGAGATGAAGGTGATGGGCCTCCTCCTGTAGAAACTACACTGTCACTTACTTTCCAAGAACTTGAAATTCTGTCGAAAGATAGGGTTAAAGAGGGTTACTAATGTATTTTTCATCTTTCCCAATTATACAATACGATCCGCTTGGAAACGGAAACCCTGTTGACATGACAAATCTCATGAGGAGAGTTTCTGTTCGTGCAAAAATAAAACAGAATGCCTCGATGTTTGACACGTACACAGTAAAAAGTGGCGAGACTCCAGAGTCTCTTGCATACAAACTTTATGGGGACGCCAAGTATCATTGGGTCATACTGTTGTTCAATGACATCACTGATAGGTATCTTCAGTGGCCACTCACAGAAAGACAGTTTGATGCTTTCTTGTTGGAAAAATACACCACCAGAGCAGAACTCGATTCAGTGCACCACTACGAGATAACTCAAGAATCTGGTGATGGGACTGTCAAAATAGATATCGGTACAAGTAATGCCGACTATCCGTCTGCAACACCCATAACAAACTATGAGTTTGAGGAAGCAAACCAAAACGAATTGCGACAGATACGTTTGTTAGATCCAAGGTATCTAGACCAGTTTGTTAAAGAATTTAAAAATCTGATGAAAGAAGCCGTTATCTAATGTCTGTAAATGAACTCCAATATGCTGGTCAGTTTGAAATACTTACTTGTGAATTAATTACTGCAAATGGTAACAGTGTTAATTTACGAGCCTCTGTTATTGACATTAATTTCTACGAGGACATTTTCAAAAGTTCTATAACCGGCAACATCACCTGTTTTGCCTCAGACGATATTCTTAGTCAGGCGCAAATCGTTGGCCAAGAAAGACTTCGGTTGCGAATCAAAACACCATCCAAACCAGACAACGAAGACATTAACTTTGAGAACGAACCACTCATTGTGCACAGAGTCTCGGGTAAGGTACAACTATCGCAAAACGGTAATGCCTTTACGTTGCACTTTATTTCAGCAGACATGTTGAAGAATCAACAGATACGAGTATCACAATCTTACAAGAAAGAGATAAGTTCGATTGTTGAGTCCGTGTTGGCAGATGAGATACAAACCCAAAGAGAAGTTACGATAGAGAAGACACTTGGAATACGTTCTTTGGTCATACCAAACCTGCACCCGTATGACGCAATTAGAATGGTCACGACTGAGGCCTTGTCTGAGTCTACGTATTCACCACACTACTTGTTCTTTGAGACGCTTTCTGGGTTTCACTTCAGAAGTATACAAGATCTCTACAACCAAGAGGTTGTCATAGAATATAACAGTGGTGTTGGAAACCTGCACACGAATGACGTTGCACCACACAGGAACATCCAATACCAATTCCAAAAGGTTTTGGACTTCAAACCGATTCCAAGTTTCGACACACTGAAAAATGTAACTTCAGGCATGTTGGGTTCCAAACTACATTTGCATGACATTTTTACAAAACAGTATCACGAACTGGAACACAAGTATTTTGATAACTTTAAGGATTTCAAAAGAACAAATTCTATAAATAATCCTGTGTATAGTGACATAGAAGACATTGGAAACTATCCAGATGCCAAGATTCACTTGCATCCAACCTCAAGAGTTCCACTTCAACAGGAAGGGACGTATGTCGATGGGCACCATGTATCAGCTGATGAAAACGTTGAAAACATCATCTCCAATCAGATCGAAAATTCTCTCCTATCAAGACAGTCCAGATTGTTTGAACTGGGACAACCAGTGCGAGGCGTACTTTTAACCGTGAATGGTTTCACTGGATTACATGCAGGCGATGTGGTAAATTTCACAAAGACCCCAAAAGAAGTCAACATAGACGGAAAATATTTAATTAAAAATACCAATCACTACTTCGATGTAGCAAGCAAAAGACACGACATCACACTACAGTGTGTTGCAGACTCAGTAGAAACCATAATAGAATAGGAGGTAACTGGCAAATAAAACTTGACATTATGCTTGACAAACACAAACTTACGGAGTACTATATATGTCCACTAAGCAAAAAGCACGTATCAAGAAAATGAAGTTCTTAACCGTAGACAGGTCAAAATTGTGGGAGCAACAGCAAGACAAACCAGTTTTATTTTCAGTAGAGAAACCAAATGAAAACGTATCAAGATATCAGAGAGGGGGTCTACGACCCTAACATTTTTAAGGCATTCTTCCTTGCTGGAGGGCCTGGATCAGGAAAGTCTTTCGTTGCTGGAAAGACCATGAAAGGTTACGGGTTGAAAACAGTGAATTCAGACGATGCTTTCGAAGCACTGTTGAAAAAGGCAGGGATGTCTCTCAAGATTGATATCACAGATCCAAAGGTTATTGCTACAAGAACCAGAGCAAAAGAAGTAACCAAGAAGGCCCAACAGAATTATCTGGAGGGCCGTCTTGGTCTTATCATTGACGGCACTGGTAAAGACTATGAAAAGATTGAGAAACAGGCAGCCATGTTGCGTCAACTAGGATACGAGACTCACATGGTATTCGTTAACACGTCACTAGAAACCGCACTAGAAAGAAACCTCAAACGTGCAAGAAGTGTACCGGAAGATTTGGTAACACAGTCTTGGAAAGATGTACAATCAAACATCGGTAAGTTCCAAAGACTATTTGCACCCAACAATTTCTTCATCGTTGATAACAATGTTGCGAACGAAGATATCTTTAACAAGGTCTCAAAAGAAATTCGCAGGACATTGAATCGAAAAGTAGACAATCACATTGCCAAAGCTTGGATTGCTAAAGAACTAGAAGCCAAAAAACGATAACAAAGACATTATATTATGGAAATGATTACACCTTGGTTGGCTAAGATACCATTCCCCGTGGCTGATGAAGTAAGAAAGTATCGTGATGATATTGTCAAACTTGGCCTAGAACCCGAAAGAAAACAGTCAAACAAACTTTTTCCTTTTGAAAATCCAGAACTCAAACACTACCTATTTGAAGAGTGG